TGTATCACCACATCATTATCAACGATAAAGATCCTAGAGACGGCATTAAAGAGCTCAGATATATTGATCCTCGAAAGATCCGCAAAGTGCGAGAGAAGGTAAAGTCTAAAGATCCACGGACTGGTGCTACTATCTACAACAAAGAGCAGAAAGAGTACTACTTGTACAATCCAAAAGGGATTACCTCTTCTGCAACACAGGGCATCAAGATTGCACCTGACAGTATCAGTCACATACACAGCGGATTAATGGATTCCAAGAACAGTTTAGTTCTCGGTCATTTGAACAAAGCTGTCAAGCCACTCAACCAATTACGCATGCTAGAGGACGCTACTGTAATCTACCGTCTTGCAAGGGCACCAGAACGTCGGATCTTTTATATTGACGTTGGTAACCTACCAAAGATGAAGGCAGAACAGTATCTTCGCGACATGATGGTCAAACATAAGAATAAGCTGGTGTATGACGCTAGTACAGGCGAAGTACGCGACGATCGTAAGTTCATGACTATGTTAGAGGACTTCTGGTTACCGCGCAGAGACGGCGGTAGAGGCACTGAGATAACGACTCTGCCAGGAGGCCAAAATCTTGGAGAGATGGATGATGTAGATTACTTCCGTCGCAAGTTATACAAGTCTCTCAATGTACCAGTTACTCGTATGGAATCTGAAACTCAGTTTAACATGGGTAGGTCGTCTGAAATTACAAGAGACGAAATCAAGTTCAACAAGTTTGTAAAGCGATTGAGAACTCGATTTACTCATCTTTTTGACGGCCTGTTAGAAATCCAATTGGTGTTGAAAGGTGTACTTTCTCGTGCTGATTGGGAAGAGATGCGTAACACCATCCACTATGACTTCAAGGAAGACAACTACTTCTCCGAGCTAAAGCAAAGCGAAATCATGACAGAGCGATTACGTTTGGCCGGAGAGATTGATCCATTAGTCGGCAAGTATTACTCCATGAAGTGGGTCCGAGAAAACGTCCTGAGGATGTCAGAAGAAGAGATTCAAAATGTGGATAAGGAGCTGGATGCTGAGCGTAGTGAGATGGATGACGAAGGTGGTATAAACGGTCCAATTGACTATAAAGGTAATCAATCAGATAAACCTGATCAACCAGAACCGCAACAGGAAGAATTCAAGCCTAAGCCCAACATGAGTGACGAAGAGAAAAAACTCGTTGAGAGCATGACTAGATTTATGGATTCGATGGCTTCAGATAACATCGAGGAAGATGATGAATGAAGTCGACCAGGCTAAACTTCTAGCGGCTCTCCTTGGTGTTCTCAAAAACGAGAACAGCAAGGCTAAAAAGGCACTAGCTGAAGAACTGTCGCAAGAACTGCAGGATCTTATCGATCAGCAGTCTGGTACGCAATACCTCCAAGTAAACGAAGAAGATGATCCGGTACCTGTACAGGTATTCAGGGGCAGGACAGGTGAGAGAGGTCCAAAAGGTCCAAAAGGTGTACGGGGCGACACTGGACCAAGAGGCCTTTCTGGACCACAGGGGCCCCAAGGAAACCAGGGTTCGATTGGACCAATGGGCCCGCAGGGTCTTACTGGACCAGAAGGTAAAGAAGGTCCAGAGGGTCGAGCCGGTAAGGACGGTGAGACCCCTGATCTCGAACCATTCAAATTAAAAATAACTGGTGAGTTTGAACAGTTCACCAGAAACATCTCCTCACAAATTACAAGAATGGCCTATGCTTCTGGCGGGGGCAGTTCTTCTGGTGGTGGTGAAGTAAGACTAGCGGGTTTGGACGATATCGACATGTCCACTCTCGATGGTGATAAGTTTCTAAGGTACAATTCAGCTACCCAAAAGTTCCAGTTCAGCGATCCAGTAGTAGTAGGCGATCTACTACCCGCCGCTAACAATCTATACCGGATTGGTAGTCCGGAGATGCGATGGAAAGAACTTTGGTTAACTGGCAACACTATTTTCCTTGGATCTGCGCAGTTAAAGGTTGATGAACCTACAGGATCAGTAGCAGTTATACCAGACACCATACCCGGTGCCAATGCTACAGCTATTATCATTACCCAAAAAGGTGCTATCAGAACAGCGGCTGTAGCGGCAAACGGTAGTGTTTCTAGATCTGATTTCGATAAAATTAGTAATTCTAACAACCAGACAATTGTCGACTTTACTCAGATATCAAGTAATGCGGCTCCTGTAACATCGAACTTCTACAACCTAGGTAATCCTGGACGTAATTGGAAGGACCTGTATATTAGCGGATCGTTGTTTATCAACGGTCAAGAGGCATTGAACCAGTCTACTCTTGATGACTACCTTCAAGTAGCAAACGCTAACTTATTAATACAAGACAACGTTGACAAATACCTTCAAGTATCGAATGCTAACATACTGATACAAGATAAGGTCGACAAATACTTACAGGTAGCCAACGCCAGTGTATTAATACAAGACAGTGTCGATAAGTATCTAGAAGTAGCTAATACTACATCGCTAGTACAGCGTTCCGAACTTAATAACTATCTGCAAGTCGCCAATAGTTTAGCGTTTGCAACTACGACACAATTAGATGGCTATCTGCAAGTCGCCAATGCCAACTTTGTAACCCAGGATACTCTTGATAGATATCTTGAAGTAGCTAATGCTAGCTCGGTATCTCCGGATCAACTAACCCAGTACCTGCAAGTTGCCAATGCCGAACCTTTAATACAAGACAACGTTGACAAATACCTTCAAGTATCAAACACGGGTCCCATTGTACTAAGACCAGAGCTTGACAATTACGTACAAGTAGCAAATGCCAATGTTCTAATCCAGAATAAGGTCGATAATTATCTACAGGTTGCCAATACTGGTCCCTTAGTCCTGCGGTCAGAGTTAGATCAATACTTGCAGATTGCCAATGCAAACTTTACCACGCAAACGCAACTAGATAAATATCTACAAGTATCTAATGCAAACTTTGCTACTCAAGCTGATTTAGATCGTTATCTGCAAGTATCTAATGCGAATTCGGTAACACCTAGTCAACTATCTCAATATTTGCAGGTTGCTAATACAACTCAGTTTGCAACCACCTCAGATTTAGATAACTACCTGCAGGTTGCAAATAGCGGTGCTGTAGGTGCGGCCACTGTAGCTAATACAGTGGGCTCGGGAACTTCGCTAGTTGAAAGTACCATAAATAATATTATCAACTTTAAATCGTTTAAAGCTGGTAGTAATATAACATTACAGGATAACAACGGTGAAATTGTGATAAACGCTACTGGATCTCTATCGGTACAAGATACATTAGATTTTGGTTTTGTGTCTAATGATTTTGGTCTTATCACAGACGGCGAAGAGTCTGACCCGCAGTACGATTTTGGAACTCTATAACGAATGTCAATCCAAGTAAAACTTCGAAGAGGCACGGCTAACCAGCATAGCTCATTTACAGGAGCTATCGGGGAAGTCACCGTTGACATGACTCATGATACATTACGTATACATGATGGTGTATTGGCTGGTGGCCACCGCTTAGCAAAATATAGCGAGCTATCCGAAGCTAACACTATCAGCAACGGCATGGAGATAGTGCTTTCATCTCCTTCCGATGCTGATCTAGTTACTAACGGTGCATATAAGAACTTTACTGCCAATACCAAAGTTACAGATGCTATTGATATCCTCAATGAGGTTATTGACAACGTACGCAACGATACTTTTATTAGAACGGTATCCTTCACCGCAGATACGACATCAGGTGGAGCAGGTACTAATATCACCCTAAACACAACTGTTGATGGCACAGCCAACCAGTTTGAAATCGATTGGGGAGATGGTACTGCAAACACAGTTACGTCAGACACAACACCTAGCCACACGTATGCTACAAACTCCGGCTCACCATTTACAGTTGCTGTCACAGCTAGAAACACCGGCGGCGGTGGCGAAGGTAGCTCAGCAAACTCTAGTCGCTCTGATTATATTACAATATTTACAGCTACACCCGTAGCTAGTTTCGAGCTGTTCCGCAACGTATCGGGTGGATCAGCTTTATCAGGCAGCAACATCTACGTGGTAGAAAACGAGACCGTATACCTAGATAACAACACTACCAATATTGATGGTGCAACAGTACAGTATGTAATAAATTGGGGTGACAGCAGTTCCAATGACGTTGTCAACAGCGATAGTGCTGCTGGCGGTGCTGCTGGAGCTCGATTAGGTCATACGTGGGGTAACGGTACAAATACTGGTTCTGGTGTTGATACTGTTACACTAACCCTGAATGCGCATAGTACAGCGCTGCCGGCCGACATACCAACATCCGGTACAGTATCATTAAAAGTATACGATGACGCGCCGGCTGCACCTGATGGATTGGGCACAAAGACAATCTCATTTAGTAGTAGCGCTGGATCCTCACCAAAGCTAGCTAGCGGTTTTATTGACAACACAGGTGGCAGCACGTACAGCGCTGGGGATGATGTTAGCAGAACAACAGCGACATCGGGTACTATTGACAGCGCAGTTATAACAACATATGCCTATAACGCTAATACAGGAACACTAAGTGCGTTAGTGAATGGCGTTGCGAACGGATCCGTATCTCTCAGTAATACCGATGACAGTGGTACATACGGAAGTCTCGTTGTAACAGAGCAAAGAGATTACAATCTCCTATCTGCATCTGGTAGCACCGTATCCTTTGCAAGCAGTACTTTTTATCCAGGACTGTATACTGGATTCAGAGCTCGGGCCTCGTTACCAGCTAGCGGTATTGCAGTTGGTGTTAACGATATGAAGCTATCGCACAGTGCTACGGGTAATACAAACATTGTAGAGTTCGTTAAAGATAGCCTGACTGCGACACCGACCGTCAGTGTATCCGGCGCAACTGTAACTGAGAATGTCGGAGGTACAAAGCGGTATATCTCCGGTATCCCATATTATAATTCTGGTTCCCCATCACTTACGCTCAGCGGTGTTACGGTTGAAGATTTGGTTGGGCAAACGTATACTAATCAAAGTGATATAGTTGAAGTTGACGATGGGACAAACCAAGAAGGAACCAGCGGCAACGCAATTACCAATACAGTTTATACGTACGCTAATATCGATGGGTCGATCACAATGTTGGCCGGCAGTATACCAAAGGCCAACACTGGTATAAGTGCACCGTACTCAATTGGAAATCTGACAGTACCCATTACTGGATCGACCTCTCGAACAATAAGTAAGATGAAGGTCAGAGCTAAAAATGTAAACGGTACTAGCAGCTATTCCGATGACCTACCGACGATCATTCAAGTACACAAGACTTCGCAGGCTGGAATATCAGAGGTAGCAATTGCTGTTTCTGATTCGCTTGGAGCGACGTATGATGACGACGGTGTTAGGATTTTTGACTTTAGCTCCGAGACAACCAACAATCCATCCTACACATCTAGTACCAACTTCTACACCAACAATGTATATACAGAAGCATCTGATCCAGGTGTACAGGGTACAAAAGAGGCTACTGTCCGTCTTGGACAAATAAAGCATGATGTAACAAATTACAGTAGTGGGTATCTACCAGCCGGTCCAGACAGGAGCGGAGATACTGGAACTCAGTACTTTACATTTGCATTCCGTAGAACAGGCACTGCTAACTTTGATATTAATATTACTAGCTCTAGCATAACCGGTCTGTGGATTGCAGCACCAGGTACTGTGACAGATTCTTCTAGCGACATTAATGGTTGGCTCGAAGCATCTACAACCTATAACGGAAGTGGTGTTCCGGGTGCCAATATTGGAGCAGGTGGTAACGGAAGCAACGGTTGTGCATTTACAACCGGAGACAGAATTCAATCAGGTACTTCTCTCAGTGGCGGCTATACGATGACGCTTGGCTCAGAGAATATGTCAAACGCTACTGGTAATGTAGTGCTGGTTAGAATAGCTCTTGCGAGCGGTGAGTCAATATCATCACTTAGTGTAGGAGTAGCCAGCTGATGGCGGTTTCTGATAATCAAAAAGTAGACTATCTGTGGAAGAAGCTAGCCTACGGTGTCTCCAAAACAGACACTAACGATAATAAGTTAGCACCCAACGAATCTATAGCCAGCCCTCTACTACTCCGAGGCGACAGGGTATGGGCTGAAGCTGGAAGCATACCTTCATCTCAACCATCATCAAACAGCAGCATTGTTACAGTCTACTCAACCAGCCTACCAGTAGAGACAACAGAAGATAATACGTCTACGGCTAGCCGGACTTGGAAGACAGGAATAACCGACTGGATTCCACCTGAGATTGGAAGCACATACCAGGTAAAGGTATACATACACACTTCGAGTGATGCTGCAAATGCATCGTCAGGTACCCAAGTATTTGCAGTTGGATCCGGAAACAACGATGAGTGGTTCTTTGATTACCAGTCTGGTGTATTACATTTTATAGGTACCAATCTACCCAATGGTGTAAACTTTAGTGGCAAAAGCGTTTACGTCTCTGGTGCTAAATATGCAGGTACCCTTGGAGTTGGTACATCTAATGCTGACTTCAATGATTCGACTTTAACCGGCACTACCTCGATAACCAGATTGGTTCTCAGTAATGTGCTTGGTACAGAACATGGTGGTACTGGGTTGTCTACGTTTACTGGTAATGGCGTGCTATTTGCTGCTAACAGTAGCGTATTAAGTTTTGCTACTGGCTCTGCCGGTAAGCTAATGCAGGTAGGAGACGATGGTACTCCTGGTTTTGATGATTTGGATGGCGGAAGTTTTTAAATGGATGATAATGAATTAGTCGTTGAGACATTCATTAAACAACAACAAGAAATGATTAATGAATTGTCTCAAAAGAATGTAATGTTAAATACTAAAGTGAAGTACCTTGAAGCTAAATTGAATGGTTATGATAAGCAAGAGCAAGTTCTTCTTGGTCTGAAAAAGAACAACCTTCAACTAGAACGTAAAGTTTCCTCTCTGATAAACAACAACCAAGTTCTTAACGACAGGATCAAGAACGGGCATGCTGAGCTCAAAGAACTCGCTGAGGCCCTGGAACAAAATAAACTTATAAATAAAACATCTATCACCGGTTTTTCTCACACCGGTACAATTCAACGTAAATAGGACACTTAGCCATGGCTTCAGTAATTAGGCTCAAGCGTAGTTTAACCCCAGGTACAGTACCAGGTTCTTTGCAGGCCGGCGAACTGGCCATCAACATCCCCGATAAGAAACTTTTTTCTTCAAACGGTTCATCCGTCTTCAATGTTTCTGGTGATCAATACAATCTTTCATCCTCGACACATGATCTTGGTGCTAACATTGTATTGACTGTTGATAACGTAGCTCTATCAAACGATGCAATCACGTTCATCGGTGGCAGTGGTATCAGTGTAAGCCGTAATGCTAACGGTACAATTTCTGTCGCGACAGATGGTTCAGATGTTACTCTTGGATCCGGTACTACAGGAAACTATGTTGCAACAGT